ATAAGTAATTACTTATAGATCTGAGGCGACTGAAAGGTCGCCTTGGATTTTAAAAAAATCAATTAATCAAAGGAAGGAGAGAGTGTATGTTTAATATACGTAATATAATACCAAATATGATGTCTAAATTGCCGAAGAATGAGATCAAGCACAGAATAGTAATAGATCTAGGAGAGAGTTATTCAACTATATATAGAAAACTAGATGGAATGTCTGATGCTGATTGTAAGAAAGTAATTAAGACATTTAGTAAAGTATTTGAGAACTTTAACGAAGCGATCGAATACAATGATAAGAAATAGACATAACATATACACAACTATGGGCGTTTTTGTGAACGCCCAAGTTGTTTTTAAATTAATAATATAGAGAGGAGTAGAGTATGAGTACGCATAATAATGATGAGCATTTATTAGTTTATAAATATGTAAGAGATTATTTAGATAAATTAATAAAAAGACATACTGCAGAAGCAGAGATAAATGAGCACCCTGAGAGAATGGTGAATGATATAAAAGAAGAAGGAATAATAGATATGTTAAATCATTTGGAGGGTAAATAATATGACTACAATAGATATGACTAAATTTATAGATGATTACTTAGAGAGAGAGGGTATTACCCCTGATAAAGCTCAAGAACTCAGATATAAAATAAATGAGGGATTGTCATTAGACCAATTCAATGAAGAAGAATTTAAAGCAATCAAGACTATGTGTGGATGTGATATGCTTAATAATTCAGAGTTAAGAGGATTGGTATTAATGATGTGTAATGATGAATTAGGTATTAAATTTGAGGAGGAACAAGATGAGAACATATGAAGTTAAAGTAAGTCATTATCTAGATAAAGGTAATGAACCGAGTGTAGAGCATACACATAGAGTGCAAATGCCTCATAGAGTGTGGCTAGATCTTAAAAAACAATATGGAACTGCGATCTGGCCATTTCATNCATGGGTAGAGAAAAGATTACAACTAAATATAGGAGATAGATATGATGATAAATCATATAGATCTAGATACTATATTAAATCTTGTAAGTTAATACGATGAATTTAAAAGATAAATATAGAGAGCTTATGAGAGAAAAAGTTAAAAAGTATCCTGTAACCTGTCATGAATGTGGCGAAACAGAGAAAATGAATCCAGCAGACGCACACTATCAGTTAATATTTGAAGGTAGAGTGCTATGCTCTGGATGTTTAGATAAACACAACGAGGTATTATTTTATGGAGAGGAGAAATAATGGACGAAAAACAAATATTAAATTTTGTTATGCAAGATGCAATAGATAAAGGTTTAATTAAAGTTAAATTAAACGATAATGGAGAAGAAATTATAGAAATTATTGCAACTCAAGAAGAAATTAAAACAGCTTATTTAAACGATCCTGATTTAACAGATAAACAAAAGGAAGAAATAAAATGACTAAAAAAAGTAAAATAAAATTTAATTTATATCAAATATTTTATACACCTGAGAGTGAGGATGATTTAATTAAATTTACTCAAAGATATAATGGAAATGATAAAGCATTAGTATGTTTAGGAGGTACTATCTATACTAATTATATATTAAATAAAATAAATAAGGAGTTCGATGTCTACAAAAAAGAAAAATAAAGCACCAAAAGGATGGACTGTTAAACAATATGCAGATCATTTATTATGGTTGAGTAAATTCACTGATTGTAAGGAGGTAGTGAGTGTACCGAGTAATAATAAAAGGAAAGTTCAAAGAAAAACCAATAAATCTAGCAAGAGCAGTAAATCTAATGTTCAAGCAAAAGTTTAGTGGAGTGATAAGACAAGAACACTTAGAGTGGTGGAAACCATATTGGATAAAATCGATAAATCTTGAGATACTGTATCCTAAAAAAGGTTGGATTCAATTAGTTAAAATATTTAGAGAGGGCAAACCAAGTATAAGAGTAATNACTCGTCCAACCAGCTCTGACTTGCGTGAGCTGTTTGTTCTCACTAAAAATTATGGAAAGGAGGATAGACTATGAGTAATTTTAAATACACATATTATGTATCTATGCATGTAAAGACAGATAAAGATCAAGACTTTGTTGAAACTTTAGACATGTCATTAATAGATCCAGAAGAAGTTGAAATAGAAAACTTAAATATACTAAGGAGTAAAAATGAACAGAAGAAAGAAATTTGATTTTCTTAAAAATGCTAAACAGATAGCTAAACAATTATTAATACATAGAATGTGGAATGGACTATCACAAGAGAAAGTAGCTAATGTGCTAGGAGTAACATTCCAACAATACCAAAAGGTAGAAAAATGTGAAAATCGATGTATGGCAGAACAATTGTTAGAAATATGTAATGCATTTAATTGGGATCCTAGAACAATTATGAAAGCTGATCCTGTAGCTACACTAGACGCTTGGGAACAAAGACGTAAACGAAGAACTAGACCTAATATAAATAATAATACAGCTAATATAAGAAGAAAATTAGATAAAATAGATGATAATGCCTATACCAATTATATGAAAGATAAAGATAAAATTGCGAGAGAAAATTCTATAATGAGAGGAGATAGATGAATTTTATAGTTAATGTAGGTAAATTTTTAGTATTTTCTGTAGCTGGAATGGCTGTAAGAAATACCTGGTCTTGGCTCACTGCTGACATCGAGCCTAGTCCAGGCACGAAAGAGTTCGATATTGAACTCGAAAAAACGAAACGTANATATCTATACTTAAAACAACGGAAGGAGGAATATGATGAAACGATTCGAAAAGTACAGTGAAACTGCTCAAACATGGGCAAGTTATCCGATAAGATTATCTGTAGGAATATTTAAGTGTGCAGATANAATAGTTCAATGTGTAANGAAAGAAACGCCNGATACATTGGATAAATGCGTACCATATGAAATAAAAAGAAAGGAGGGTAAAAATGGCTANAGGTGAATCAAACCAAGAATTGTATAAAAGAGTCAAAGATAAACGTTATGAAACGTTTAAACATATAGCAATGGAAATTAAAATTGCTGATGAAGTTATACAAGAAATTGGAGTAAGACCAACTAATCCAATAGGTCAACAAACTGCTGCAGCTACTGTAGTAATAAGAGCTCATAAGTTAGTTGATGCTAGTAAATCTGCGACTGAAACTGCAGANAACTTAGTTGAAATATCAAACCAACAAGCAAAGGAGAATGTAGCAAATGGCTAGAGACACAAAGATAATGCGTCCTATCCGAAATGTTGAGTATGATCACTGGAGTTATACAATNGATGANACGTATGACTCCAGAAAATCAGCTCTAAAATCGGAGATGATTGACGAAATAGATAACATTGCTGAAGATAATTATCCAGCTTTTAAAGAAAAATTAAAGCTAGATGATGTAATGGAATCTATAACAGAAAGGTATAAAGATTATACTGATTTTGTTAAAACAAAAAAGCAATGGAAGATAAGAAAAAGAATGATCTGGATAAAGAGATCGAAAAAATGTACGACATCTTACAAAAGTATAACAAAGTAAGAAAATGGAATACAAACATTGAGATGTCTATGCTTAAAGATCCTGAAGAACATGATCTACTTTTAAAGAAGATATGTAGAGAAGAAACTGAGAAAGCATATTATGCTGGACCAAGTGGTAAAGCACTACAACTTCTTGAGTTATCTAAGAAACGATCTAAGCATATATTGAACTCTGGATTACCATTAGACATAGCAGTTCAAGGAATAAACAAAGAGATGGGAAGTCAGAAAATAAATCTGAATTTACCTGATAATATGTTTAATCCAGCTTTAGCGATTGAAAATAAATAATAATAAACATGGCTTTTGCCCGGCATTTCATGTCAGGGCAAATGCCCTATAAGGAGGAAATATGTTAGATCAAAAAGAACTAAATAAAAGAATGATTAATATAATTGATTCTATGAATACATCTTTGAAACATACAGATAGAATGTTAGAGCGTATGCGTAAAGGTATGATCGGAGTATTAATTATACAAGGAACATTAGCTATAACCCTATTAATGTATATTAGCTACAATGCCCAGTAATAAAGAGAAACTAAAACAATTAGATAAACTAACCGAAAAAGCATTAAAAGAAGTAGATAAAATAAATAAAGGTAAACCCAAAGATGTTTATGAGGATTGGTTTAAATATATGGAGATAGTATCAAAATATATCAAAGATAAACTACTAAATTAGGAGATACAATGCCAAAGAAAAAAAGTGAATATCACGGAGATGATGAAGATAAAAATAATTTATATATGTTTCACAACACATTGTTAGATATAAGTTTATATACTTATGCTGATGGATATGATCAAGCAATGATGAAGTTTGATATGTGTGAATTACCACATAGAGATAATTGGAAAATATTTTTACAATGTGGAGATCAACCAACGGAGAATAAAGATGACAGATAAAAGAGAAGAATTGTTTAATCTTAGATTAGCAATACAAACATTTCTAGAAGAAAAACTTTCAGGTGAAGTTACAGATGCTGGATTGTTTGTTAATGGACCTATGGTAGCTGATATAGAAGTTGCTATGGGAGATAGTAAATATAAAATAGAAATAGAGGAGCTATAATGAAACTACCAAAAAAAACTAACCAAGCATTAGTACATCTAGTTAAAATAGAAATTATGACTGAAGAAGAAAAGAATAATTATATTGCTAGATATTTATCTAGAAGATCTAGATTAAATTTAATGGATCCACCAGTAAGACATCAAGATAGTACATTAAGATTAATGTCTAGAATAAAAGAGTTGTCTAAAAATCAACCTGGATTAACTCCAGTTGAAATGCAAAAACTAATACAAGAAAAGCATGGTAAAACTGATATTAATCAGGTTAGTTATGCAATGAAAGTATTAGCTAATAATGATGAGTTAGATCATATTAAAGTTAATAATAGATTATTATATGGAGATAAATAATGTATAAATTACACTTAATAAAAGCTGATAGTACAAAAGAAGTACATAATTATAAAGTTAAACCTACATTTGAAGATATGTATAAACATATTGGATGTGATTTAATTGAAATGTCTACTGCAAGAATACCAGAAATGTCTAATAGAAAAGATGGATATACTGATATTTACTTTGATGAAGAATATATGCTCAAAGAAAGACAACCAGATATTAATAGATTTATCACATTAAGATGGTTGGAATGGCTTAATAGAACTGGAAGAACTGCGTTGCCACCAAGAGTGATCTGTGGTAATGTATGTGTAATCCAGGAGGTAAAAGATGAAGCTGCCTGATAAAGCAACTATACAAATATTACGTGATAAATTAAAAGAAAAAAATGATACTGTTCTTGAATTGCGTAAAGAAATTGATAAATTAAAAGAACGTATTTCTAATTTAGAAACTATAGAAGAAAGCCATAAAGAAATAAATGGTAAACTTCAAAAACAATTAGAAGATATGGCAAGATCACCAGATAGGAGTATAGATGACCTTTGAAAAAAGTAAAATAACACAAATCCAAGAAGCACAAAATGAAATTAGTGATTGTCAAGAAGCAATCATTGAATTAGAAAGTGTAATAAAAAATGCTTATGTATTTGATACACACGCATTAAAATGCAAAAGTGGATTAAAGAATATCACAATCGTATTGGATATTTAGAAAACTTTATAGGAGAAGGAGAATAAAATGAGTAATGAAGCAGCATTAAGAGCTTTAGTTGCTACTAAGCAATTAGAAATTGATAAACTAAAAAAACGTATAAAGGAGATGGAAGATGACTATCAAACCAGACAGCGAGACAATTCGGATAGAAAAAAGAATAAGAGGTCTAAACCGAGTAACGTCAGCGATAAATGATTTATCTATCTATGGAATTTTCTATGGAAATTATCCTGAATTAGTTAAAGTTTTAGAGCATGCTAAAGATCATGTCAAAGCTGAATTAAAATTATCTAAAGAACGATTAGAAACATTGTATTACCCAAAAGAAGATCAAGGTGCTGAAGCTGTAATACAAGAGTATATGAAAAAAGGTATTTAAAAATTCTATACCTAAGCCCTGAGATCTCGGTAAACAATTGCTGCTGGGCTTCATTTGTAGATACACCCATCAGGGAGACTTGATGGGTGGCTAAAATTTAACTGGGTAACGAGTTGGTAATTCTAGATTACTGTAAAAGAAGTCGTCACTTGTTGACGTAGCTCGCCCAGTTAGATCTCTGTAATTTTAACAATCCAAGATTTAGGTATCATAGTACGATCTCCAAAAGTGATGGTTCCATCATCTTCTTTATCATAACTAGCAAATAACTTTATTGATTTACGGTCTTTNGAAAAGATCCAACCTTCATTAACTGGTGAAGCCAGTTTCATATTNTTAAATTCTTTTTCAGATGCCCAAGCACTATCAGATACACANTCNACCCATTCAACACGTACTTTAGTATAGGGTATGTCAGTAGTATCTTTATCTCTAATAGATTTCTTTTTTTTAGTGTAATTTCTTTTTGTCATGAGCTGCCCAAATATATTGTTCGTATTCATCCATTGAAGGTACTANTAAGTTACCTTCTTCTTCAAATACTAATTGAAGATAAGTTGAATATATAATTGCAAGAGCCATAGCATCTGCAGCCTTGATAGTAAGTTGAGGATTTTGTTCTTTAATAAAATCACCAATAACTTGAGGCTTAACACCGTTTAAAAATTTGTCAGAATAAGCTCTATGCTTTCTTGGAAATTTGTATATTTTGCTCATAATTTACGTACCTCTGGCGAGGATAACTAAAATATTTATTTGGGTTGCAGTAAAAAATCAATGTTATTTTGGATTTTAGGTACAAGTTTGTTGTAAACTTTGATCCAAAGCATTGAGTCATCATAAAAAAAGTTCTTATTTTTCCACATATTGTAGTAATGTTCGTAGAATATACTACATATTGGTAAAGGATCAATATCAATTTTNTCCCAAAAATTACGCTCTGACATACCACAATTATGTAATTGATGGTGATGTTTGACGCATAAAGGAACAGTAAATTGATCTCCAACTTTCTGACTTATACCTCTATGCTGAGCATATTGAATATGATGAGCATTACAACCAATTGTTTGACAGAGAATACAAGGATTAGATGCTACCCACTTTAGGTACTTTTTGTCCTTTATTTTTAGTTCCTTGTCCTCTGATAGTGTTGTGCACTTTTTTGTAGCCATAATAAATACTTAATCTTGAAAGTCCTTCATGAACTCTATTAGATGCTTTACGTTCTGTCAAACCCAAATGATGAGCTATTTCTATAATACCAAAATTAGCCCAGCAGAATAACTTCATAGTTTCTGCAATTAGTTTGCCAATTTCCTCATCACAATGTTTAACTGCAAGAGCTGCACCTAAAGAAGAAGTAATAAAATCAGTATTAGATCCATCTATACGTTCCTTTAAATAGTTACCTGTACTGCCACCCATAAGTTCACACATTAATCTATAACGTGAACCTGCTTCATATTCTTCAACAGATATGAGCTTACGATGGAACATATACATGAGCCTAGACTCTCTAATGTTGAGCCAAATCTTTTTCTTATCTCTAATTGTAGAGATTAGTTCTGGTTTTTCAATTTGTCTACGCATTCTTTTATATTATAAGTTTCTATTGCAGAATCAACAAAACTCTTGAAGTTCTGATTTTTGTTATAAAATTTAGAAAGACGATAAACTCTATTCTTCTGACAAGAATGAAGTCGAGCAATCAGGCTCTTACACCCATACTTGCGTGATGGGTGCAATAGCCAACAAAGAATTATTGATAAATTATAGAGTTTATAATGATCACTATTCTTTATTAAAACTTTCCTTTTAAAATATCTAAAGGAATGTTATATGTTGTACTTATATATTTTTGAACGTCATTAACCATAAGGAGAAAATTATGAAAATTGATTATAGACATTCTGCTTCTAAAACTAATACCTTTCTCGATAGTCCAGCAAAGTGGATCATCGATGAACTGTTTGATTTTGAGACAGATGCAAACCCAAGAATGATCATGGGATCAGCAGCAGAGGACGGAGCAAATTATGCACTGTCTGAACAAATCAGTGATGTAGATAATATCACAGAATATACAAAAAAGAAATATCTTGAACTTAGTCGAGATGAAGTAGACGATCTACTTCCTACTGACCATATAGAAGATGAATATGAATGGTCGGCTATAATAGCCAATAAATTTGTGGAAAACTTACCACAATTTGGTGAGGTAGTTTCATTTCAAAATGAGATGCAAATACCTGGTGATAAGTATGGTCTAAAATATGATGTTGTAGGTAAAACTGACTTTGAGTTTAAAGATGTTATAATAGATACTAAAGCAACTGCATATATTAGAAGATTAAAATCTAAAGGTGGTATAGTAGATCCTAAATGGTATCCAAAAGCTGCTGATGTACGTCAGCAATGCCTATATAGAGATCTATTTGGTAAAGAAACAATGCTATTATACTGTTCTCCAACAGATACATATGCTGTTGATATGGTAGGTAGAGATCATTTGAAAGAGCTTATAGATGCTATGAAACACATAGAACATGTACTAGAAATAGCTAAAACCAAGGAAGATGTTGTACGCATATTTCCTTTGGTATGCGACAACTTCAGATGGAACGATGTAGCAAAAGAATTTGCACAAGATATATGGACTAAAGCTTTGAAATAGTCTATATATTGATATGCAAAAATTTGGAAATATAATAAAACAAATCAACAATAGGAGACAGATAATGGAAACTGAAACCTTTGAATGCTCATTTAAAAGAGCTTTTGAAAAAGACAATGGTGGCGTAACAGTATACGTCACAAAAGATGATGGTAGTGATATGACTATCTATGGTGAGGCATTAGGTGCATCACGTTGGATGAAAGGTGCTAGACTTAAGATTGCAGCTCAACCAGTAAGAACAAGTAAGACAGGAAAGCAGTATCAAACTGCTACTTCTATAGAATTACTTGATGGTCAAGTAGCAGTACCTAATGGTTCTGCACCAACTCCAACAGTATCAAAAGATCCTGATGCTCAATGGAAAGAAAAATATAGATTAACAATGAGCAATCTAATATCTGCTTGGTTATCTTCAGGTAAAGAATTAACTCCAGATACACATAAGCATATAGATCTTATAGTTAGAGATATATTAGATGCTAAAAAAGAATCTGATGGTGAAGAAGCACCATTTTAAACAGAACACAATGCTCCTTTCAGTTAGTGTGTATAGTGGGGCTCTATTATGAGCCCTGCTATTAAATGTTCCAAATGTGATAAAAGAGCTGTAGTAATAGATAATAAAGTTTATTATTGTGGTTTACATGGATTAGAAAATTTGAGAAATGAAAAAAGATTATCGACTATTCAAACTAGAACTAGAAATGATAGGAATAGACACATACGAAAAGGATAAATGGGTTATGAGATTATATAATAAATACTTAAAGGAGAATGAAAATGATTACGGAAATACGATTAGAAGATGCCTTGAGGTATCTCTCAGAAACAGACGAGAAAAGTGCTAAAGCAAATGCTAATGTTAAATATTTGGATAGGCTTCTTAAGAGAAAGAAAGCTCTCCATATCACTGGTAATACAGTTGATAAGAGTATTGCTGCCAAGGAACAAGCATACTATGGAAGCGATACTTATAAGGAAGCTATTCAAGAACTATTTGATGCAGAGGTTGAAGCGAGCACACTTGAGAACAAAAGAGATAAAGAAGGAATTATTATCGATCTCTTTAGAACGTTAGAGGCTAGTAGACGTAAAAATAATATATGATTTATAAGTTTAAGAGATGGGTTATTTTACCTGCGTATACTGAAATATATATTAATGCAAAAAATGATGAAGAAGCATTTAAGACTCTTAAAGCTATAGATCCAAGAACTTTAAATTGGCAAGAAATTGATGCAGTAGATCAACGTATGACATATGAAGTTATAGATGAAAAGTCCTGAACTTAAATTGTTTAGGGCTATCATTACTCAAGCAATAGAGGATGCTATGTATGATGGATTATACAAATATAAAATATATGATAAACGAGAAGCTATTGCTTGGCTTACCAGCAAGTCTAATGATTTTAAATTTATTTGTCATTATGCTGATATAGATGCAGAGTATGCATCTTTAAAATTTACTAAAGCTATGCAGTTAGATATGTACCAATTAAAAGAAGAACAAAAAAATATATTACAAAAAAAACCAGGTCGTACTAAAACGCCTGGTCAATTTAGATTAAATTTTTAATGACTAACAAAGAGATATTTAAAGATATGACTTACAATTCACTTAATAAGCAGGTAGATGGAAATCACTATAAAGATATGAAGATTGAACCTGCTTTATTTATTAATGAAAATAACTTACCATATGCTGAAGGCAATGCCATTAAATACATATGCCGACACAAGAAGAAGGGTAAAAAGAAAGATATAGAAAAAGCTATCCATTATCTTGAGATGATTCTAGAACGAGATTACGATTAGATTTTCTATCATATCTCTTTTTACATTTAATAATCTTATATCTCCATTGTCTTAATTGCTTTGCAAAAGGATTACGTTTTTTATTAGGCTTTTCCATTACTCTAATATTAGAGCTTTAATATATTTTCTTCCTTTATACATTTCTACTTCTGCTTTACCTTTATAACATTTGTAAGATACAGATGCTGAATACTCACGTTCTGCATGACGTTTTCCACGAAGGCATGCTGCCATGTTTTCTTGTACAAGGTGTTCTTTAATCTCTCCGTTTACAAACATCAATAATGCTACTACAGTTTCAATCAATGTGTACTCCCATTTGTGTATTTCATTTCTCTATTTTGATCTTTTAATTTTTCAATATCAACTAATACTTTATCCATTTGTTTTCTTAAAAATTCTATATTAACTTTATTCAATGCCATTGATTCAATATGTGCATTTAATTTATCAGTAGTCTTATAAAGATCTTCGATCATCATAAACTGCTCAGAATCTGCAGGTAGAGAACCTAATTGTCCTTTTTTTTTTTTTTTTTTTTTTTTTTCCATTAATTCTAATCTAGTACTGGTTTGATTAAGTTTTTCTACAATACCAAAATAACCCCATACACCCATTGCTACAATTACTATTAAACTAGCAACTGTCTTCATAGGCATTTGAACTCTTGCTTCTTCTCCAATATTTAATGGTTGTCTATTCATTAAATTTATTTTCCTTATCCCAAAAAGGCAGCATATGCCCTGAGTTTCTATAGCATTTAATACAAGAAAACTTGTTATCTTTAAATGTTATATAAGATTCAATACTAGATATAGGTTTATCACACCACCTACATTCACCTACTGTATGTTGTTTTAAATGTTTTTTATTAATCTTTTTGGCAACATTCATTTAGGTTTTCTCATAATATCAGCACCTTTAAGACCATAAATAGCAGACACTACTCCAATGAATATTGCCTGGTACCAATATGGTAAGTTCTTAAAGTATTCAAAAAACATATCTAGTCGATTACGTATCTCAGCATCGTCAGTGAAAATAGAATACACCAATACAAGGATAGGCAAAGATACGAGAATAAGGACAAATTCGTCTTTCCAACCTTTAT